CGAACCATCGACTACGTTGTCGTACGTTCCACCCTGGAAACCTTGTAGCGGCTGTCCGCCTGAAGGAAACAGGATCTCACCATTGATACCGGTAATACTGCCTGCAGTACCACCACTATTAAGCAAGTCCCAGAACTTCAGATCCTGCGTATACGCCGCAGCCTTACCCAATTCCTGGATAGCCTGGCGCATATAACCGGTCTGGTCGTCTTCGTACATCACCTGAGTGATCTGCACAGCCAACTTAAACTCGTTGAAGTATACAGTCTTCTCAGGACCCTGCTCAAACTGCTCCATCGGTGCAGGCTCACCCTGTCCGGCCATCTCCTGAAACGCCGTCAGTCCGATCAGCTCACCTTCACGATGATACGCTGCATCGGAACTCATTACCTGCGCGGTTCGCTGCCATTCCTTATCGTGCCTTCGATAGTTGTCAAAAAAGATCTTCTCGAAGTCTTTGCTAAGGAGTTGGCTAAAACCGCCGCTTGCCATTACTGCCATAGACTACTTCCTCCTTAGTCCATTACGGTGTTTACGAACCGCCCAATTACTCGTGCGTCGTCTTCACCTTCTTCATCGTTCGGGTGAATACCAAGAACCAGAAAATCACCGTTCGTAGTCGTACCCAGGTCAACACCTTTCTCGCCCTGACTACCTTCGATATCAACTTTTGCGCCGATATCAGAAGTAGAGAACTCACCGGATGTCGCCTGAACAACCCACTCGGTGTCCCGATCAGCGATCATCACGCCAATCAGCCCCTTGTACCAATCCCCCGGAATAACACCATCAGGCGGGTGCTGAACCGCAGCAACACCAAGAATATCGTCGTCGGAATCAGCGACCTCAACCTCACCGGAAGTGAGCTTGACAGGATCGCCGTAATCGACCTCCGTGGCGTCTGCAATCGGGAAATAGGCAATGTAAGCGGAACCGTTGCCACCGCCTCTCCGGTGCCAGCGGAACCCACGCGGATTATCCACGTTCGCCATAAGCATTTCCTCCATCACCGCTTAAAGCGGTGGCATTAATATCATCACGTCAACGACGTGTTTCAACCTTTCTCAGCGAGATCAACAACCTTGATCTCCTTATCCTTCCCAGCGCCTGCAGCACGATTAATCTCGTCGGTCTTTTGCTCAAGCCGCTCACGCTGCTTAGCCTTCGACCCACGGTCACGCGACACTTCGCTGCGAGCCCTCCGATGCTGCTTAATACGCTCTTCCGGCACCTGACACAACATCAGCTCCGGCGCATCTTCAGGGCCAATTACAACACTCTTGCGGCTTTCTTTTGTTTTGACAGGCTGATACCCTTCAGTCTCGCCCCAGTTCCTATAGTCATACGGCGTAAGCCAACGCGCCACATAGCCCTTCTTAATCTCAGCATCTTTCTGCGCGGAATGCTTCAAACGGTCCATAGCATTTCCGCCGATCATACTGATCTTGCGGTCGTGCCAATCGCGTTTACGCTTCTCATGATGGCTCAACTGATTCGTACCCTCTTTCGCTTCCACCATCTTCTTGGTGGTAAAGTAGGCGTCCTTCTGCGCCTTACTCATATCGGAAACAACATTGTCCGGTAGCTCCAAGAAGCTACTATGGTCGAACACCAGTTCGTCTCCCTTCTCTATTGAGTCTAAAACGGTTTGCATCGGCGTGTCTAACGTGACAACAGTTTTCTTTCTCTTAGCCCCTTTCCTACCAGCCGATGTACCTTTAGACGACAAATCTGCTGTTTGCTCCATTGCCTCTTTTTCCTCTGCGACCTTCTTACTCTTCTCGTCAGCCATTACATATTCCTCGCTTTCCATTCAGCATAATCTCGTTCACTCATGCCCTCTTTGCGCATGATCTCGTAATCTCTCGCGGTAAGCGCAACACGACGCTTCTTTTTCTGCGGACTAAGACTTCCCGAACCTGCTCCGGTAGTCTGCTGTACCGGTTTACGCTGCGGCTGCGGCACTTCGCTATGCGTACCCGCCTCACGTTCAGCCATACGCTCTTGCATGCGCTTCTCAACTTCCTCATTGATAAGGTCATCAGTGTGTCTCTTCAACACTTCCCCATACGCATATTCCCACACCTGCGGGTGCGTCTGTTGGTTCTTCGGAAGCGCCTTAACAAAGCTTTCAATCTCTTCCTGATACTTCTTGAAACGCTGCCCACGCTCAGGGTCCATCTGCATCAAACGCTTATTGGCCTTTGCCAGCTCAGCATTTTGCTGATTCACCAAGGGCCCGGCCATACGATTAAGCATTTCTTCAAACAGCGGCTTCGGATTATCGCTTTCAAAAAGCTCCTTACTAAAACGCTTCCAGAAAGCCTCGTCGCTCTCGCCTTCCTGCTGCTGCGGCGTCTCATTCACCGGTTCCGGTTGCCTGCCACCTTTAAGGCTTTGCCCGAGTTCGCCGATGCTCTCCCGCATCGCTTCGACGGAGTTCGCACTGTTCTTCAACGCCTCAAACTCTTCCTTCGAAAGCTTCACCGTCTCAGTGTCTTCCTCCGATTCTTCCTCGACCTCTTGCCCGGGCGGGACAATCTCAATCGAGTCATCATCATCCTCAAACTCATCATAGGCGGCGCCTTGTGAGTCTGCCTGCGCATCAGCCATCATTAACGGCTGAAACTTCTCCCATAGCTCCTTCAGCATTTCCCTTCTCCTTTGCCGGTAGCACCTCTACCAGCACAATTGATTTCCAGTCAAACCAGTACACTTCTCCATCGAGATTGCGCACCTTGATTGCCTTCTTTGATACCTCCTGCACCAAGCCCTCAAACAGCGGCCCATACAGCCGACTTGCTTCCCGATACAGGAACCTATCTCCTTCTTGTAGAAGCTCGCTAAGCTCCTTGCGATTCTCGCTCTTGCTCACTTACAACCTCACCCGCATCAACAAGCACTTGATGCCGTATCTTCCTGATCGCGGCAATCTGGCCCTGCGTAAACCTAATGTTCTCAAGGCTGTTTGTCGGATCTACCAGCGTCTCCCCAAGGTAGTACAGTTCGTTCATCATCAAGTCATGCAGGTAATTCCACACATCGCTATCGAGAAACGACTCAAGCTTTTCACGCAGCTCCGTACTAATCTCATCCATCTTTCTTGCTCCCTTTCTTCTTTTTGCCTTTCTTCGCCAGGTAAGCCTTGTAAGCTCTGTCGGCCTTCTCTTTCGTGTCGTACTCAGGCTTACCGCTCTCAGAAAACGTATACTTCCCGTTGCTCTTCTTCCTCACCGGCATACCTACATTTCCTCGAATTGGCCCGCAGTAGCAGGCTGTTGGGGTTGCTGTTGTTGCTGCATCATCTGGTCGTTTTGCTCATGGCGAAGCTTCAACTCATGCAGCACCATTTTCTTCTGCTTCAACAGATCATGATCCATCTCGTCCATAATATCCTTGAGAAGCTGATACCTCGTAACATCCGGCAAATACTTGTTCGGATCATCCTCGTCAAAGAACTCAAAGACCTCATGCAACATACGAGTAGCGCCCATATACACACTCAACATATGCTTATACAGCTCAGGCGCAGCCTCTTGAATCTGCTTGCCTTCAGGCGTAAACAGTTGCATCGCAATCGGCGTTGTCTCTTGCGCCCACTGCGCAAAAAGCTGCGTCATCGTAAGCATGTTCTGTCGTTTCGCCTCAAAACTCTGCTCAATATCAGTCGTGTTCACCGTAAACGCCATGCGAATCGGCAAGTCCTCAAGCGGTATGCTCAGCACTTCCTCAAGCTTCTCAAGCTCTTCCTCGGTCAAGCGCTGCGCTTGCATCTCCTTCTCCATGACCTCTTGCTTGTGCGCTACAAGCTGATATAACACAAGCTGCCCAATCTCCGAGAATACCTCCTTAACACTCGTCATAATGGCGCCAAACACGTTCGTAGCGCTTTGCTGGCGCATCTGCTGCCCACGAAACGTATCTCTCGAACCGAGCTGAGGATCGCTGAAACCGCCCATAGTCGAGCTAATCCCGGTCGTCTCGCGTGCAAGCTGCATCGCATTCTGTTCAGCCTGCAGGCTCGAAGGCGGCACTTCACCCATCTGAATCGGCTGAATGTCCTCTCGCGGGTTATCCGTAACAAAGATCTTCCCGGCGTAGATCGTATCTTTGTTGCTCTGCGCCGTAGAACGCTTCATAGCGAGCATCCGCATCGCAGAAAACTTCATGTTGTCGTTGCGTAGGTTATGAATACCCGCCATCTCTTCCTGCAGGTGCTCGGTCATCTTGCCGATTCCGCGACCTTCCACCGAAAAGGTCTTATGCAGGAAACGTGCCGCAATAAAATCACGTGCAATAATCGGGTTGAAATCCACACGAAGCACGGTCTTGCTCGGCACGTGCATCACAACCACGATATCTTCATACTGTCCGTCGTTATCGACATCCCAGTAAACACTAAACTCGGTAATGTCATAGGCGTCGGTCTTCACACGCTCAATGTTTCGCTGTGCCTTCTCGCTTTCATGCCAACGGCCTTCAGCCTTAGCGGCCCAATCCTTAATATCCTGCGTGTCGCTGTAGATCCCGTTCGCTTCCCGATTCGCAAGCTCATGCCACGGAAGCGTAATCTCTCGCGCGACCCATGTAGCGCTCTCAATATCGTTCGCATCCGGTTGCCACACAAACCGCTCAAGCGGCGTTACCTCAACCTTCGGACCACGATGAAGCCATACCTGCCGCTCTTGCCGTACACCGGACTCATCCACGTAAGTGTTCTTCTTCGAATGGCTCTGCCACATCACCTTCACACCGGCAGTACCCATGATCGAGATCTCGTTGAAGAGATCCTGCTTCAGCTTCTCCGCATAGATATCGCTACGGCTCTTCGCGAGAATATCAAAATACCTCGACAGAAACTCAGCCATAGCAACATCATCACGCTCGTCCTTCCTAAGCGCTCTAACGGTCCACAACGGGTTCTTCGTGTCAAACATCTGCTTCATGTACGCATACGCCGTATGTGATAGCGTTTGCGTCAGCGGCGGCACCACATTCGAAGCATTGCGATACGGCGTGTTTTTCTGTCGTTCCTTCGGCTCACACTCAAGATTTCGCCGCCATTGTGCCCAAGCCTCGTACTGCCCGCCGTCTTCACGCGCGGCAAGCGCTTCCTCATACTCTTTCGAGAGGTAATCTACGCACTCTTTAAGCGCGTCATCATCACCAAAAACAGCCCCCTCGTAATCGAGCGAGGGCATGTCGTCTCCGACCGCCTCTTCCATATCTACGTCCACAAACCCTTCAACATCACTCATAATCATCCTCCCCATTGATACCCTGTAACACGACTTCCTGCCACTCTTCAACCGATTCCTTTATAATCGATATCGCCTTACTAAACCCTTGCTCTTGCCCGTTCTTGGCAGGCTCACCGGTCGTGTCAAAATGCCTTTGCGCAATGCGCCTTTCAGTTTCAAGCTGCCCTAAAATCTGATCTATCAGCTCTTGCCACATAGCCCTCTCCTAATACCCGAAAATGCTCAAGGAAGCCTCTTCCTCGTGTTCCTCTTCCCTAAACTGCTGCCACATCCTTTCGGTAGCATCCATCGGCTTAATCAGCGCAGAGATCGCCTTCTCAGCCTCATCGAGAACGTCCATACGATGGCCGGTCGGGAACTTCTGGCGCTCTTCCTCAAACTCAAGTGCGCAGCCTTGAGCAAGATAAATAAGCCCATGAGACAGCTTAAGCCCAACCACATTCCTAATCCTCGCAACCTTGTTTCCTTTTGCCGGTTGTTCCTGCGCATTAACATACTGACCTCTGCGCATCTCTTCCTCTCGAATAAGCGGCCCGATGATGCGCTGCATCGCATTCGACTCAATAACCGTCGCTCTGATCGCGTTTCCAAGCTCTCTATGGCCTGCAAATATATGATCAAATATCGTATGGATATCAAAAAACCCTACACGCTGCCATATCCGGTAACACCGCTCCTTAGCATCGATAGCCCACACACCAATCGAAGTCCGCGAGGTCTTCACGCTCTTAGCGTCTTCCGTACCTGCAGGGTCTACCGCCATCACTACATCACAAGAGGACAGCGGTATCGAGACAGCCTCACCAGCATCTTCATCGTCAAACGGATCAGAAGGCTTATCAATGAAGTATTCTTGCGCGTCGGAAGACCACCGCAACCGACAGTCCTTGGTCTCCATCTCATAGAACTCTGCAAGACCGGCCTTCTGCGGCAAATTATAATACTGCGTGAGCGCGGTCCACGGATCTCTGCGCATAATACGCTCGATCTGTTCCTCATCGAGCTCTTCAGGAAAAATAGCCTCGCGCTCGTTCGTCTCAGGGTTCTCTTCAATTGCCAGCCGATAATACAGCGCAAACTCACCATTCTCTACCTCTTTCAACGTCTCATCGCGGTAGCCGATGATCGTATGCGCACTCGAAACCATAATCTCATACACGTCGTCAGGGGCGTAGCGTGTCGCTACCACCGCAATACGGCTCTTCTTAGGCGAAACCAACAACGCGCTTGAGTTCGTATTGTACCAGTTACGCGCATGTGTCATCGTCACATTACTCTGATTCGCAGCATCGAGCGCTTCAAGGCCAATAAGGTCATCCATAATGATAAGATCATGATGGTCGCCTTCCGCAGCCCCTGTAGCACCGCTCGCCTTAAGGTTCGGCTCATTATAGTACCTGCTGCGGTTCGGCAGCACCATATCATTATCGTTCCACCGCGAAGCATTCGGCTCCGGCACATACTCAGGATAGAGCCACGCAAACAACTCATTAGAGTCAAAAATGCGCTGCGAGGTCAACTTAAAGCTTTGTGCCTTCGCAACAATAGCGTTTACGATTCGAATCTTGAGATCGGGATTCCGTAGAAGCTCCCATGCGGCACCCCCGGAGGTAAACACCGTACTCTTAAAGCATCCACGCGGCACGAACGCCGCAGAACGCGCACCAGGCTCCATACAGTAGTCCGATTGGCGAAAGTTGCACATATCAAGGTGCAGATCCTCATTGAGCCGGTCAAACGGCCCTGCAAAGCCTGCAATATACTTCAAGAAGAACCACAGGTTAACAAAGCCTGCCTGCCGCAAGTATTCTCGGACCTCAGCATTACCAGGATTCAAGTTCCCACCGATAAGCTCCTGAATTACCTCAAGCATGATACGTTGGCCTTCCTCCTTATTGGAGAAAAGCGGCGCTTTTTCGTGCGGCCTAATCTCAAAATCCGGCTGTGGTCTCGTTCCCGACATTACTTCCCTTTTTTGGTTGGTGAGGGCG